TCAGGGATGCTTTCTACAAATGTTTTAGGAGTGCTTGCCTTTTCTACTAAAGGTTCAGCAGCTCTTGGCATTGCGGCTGGTAAAGAAGCGCCACCTGTAAGTCTATTTATTCTTTTTTGTATTTTTTCACTTATAGCCATGTTTAACTCGTTGTTACTGTTACACTCCCTATACTTATAGTAGCACCTAAACCGCTAGGATAAGTTTGGTGTTCATAAAGGTTTCTAAGCTCTGTGCCATCAAACGCTTGATGAACTTCCGTTGTAGAGTTAAATATAATCGTTCCTGTTGCAAATTGCAATTCAGAAAGCTCTGTAGAGTTGTAACTTTTTATAAGGTCTGGATCGGCTGCACCTAGGTTAATTTCTAATATTCGCACTAAACGATTAAAAAGATCTGCACTTACATATTCACCATCTGCATTAGGCAAACGCGTAGGCAATAATTTGCTCAATTATCTTCTCCCAGAAGGTTGTATTTCTACACGAGTATTACCTAACCGCCATTTGTAATTTTTTCTATCTGTCTCAGAGGCATCATCATCTGATTCAAAGCGCAAGATAAACTGTCGTGTACGAGAACGTAAGGAGCCAAAAGTCGTATCGGATTTTATTTGAGTGGTTGAGTCAGTGGATAAGGACTGATTTGCAAAATCTCTTCTTTTTACTAAAACATTAAGACATGGATTTTGGCTAGTGCCAGGCGTATTTACAAACAACAAATCTGGTAGAATTTTTTTCAAAAAAACAAAGTTTTCACCATCAGCAATATCTATATCAGCTGATTCTATAAAAACTCCATCCATTGCGCTTTCATCATTATTAAAACCTTTTTCATGTTCATAGATATATTTAGTAGAGGAGGCTTCTCCTGCTGCTAACGGCTTATCTAGTACACCAGCTGCTAACCAGCTGTAGCGCTCTAGTTTACCTATACTCCAAGAGTTTTCTTCGTAGTTATAAATTACATATCGTGATATTTCAGTTTCATTATCTTCAACTGACGGATAAAAAAACCAAACTTCTGAAAATTCTTCGTTTAAGCCTGCAAAACATTTGTATGCTTGTGATTCATCAAGATCTGAAAATACATAATCCTGTACTGAACAAGGTAATTTTCTAACGGAACCGTTGTAATAATAAAAACCTTTTTTGGACATAAAGAATACACCTTGTGGTGAGTTGGCAGCAGCTTTAGGCCCAATCAAACCCGCTCCCTCGTTAATTAAATTCATAGCAAAAGTTAAAGGTGGCCCAATAAAATTCATTGAATATAGAGAAGTATCGGTCCAAATTAAAATTTCTTGTCTAGCTTTTAAACCTCCAACAATAGTTGAGCCAGAAGAAAGACGTAAAGAACCAGCAGTATTTGTAGCTTTTGGCTCAAACTCTAATTCATTTTCTTGGTCACTAAAAACAACCAACATAGGATCTAATGTTCCTGTGCGCGTGCCACTGCTTAAAGGATCTGCTCCCAATACTATCAAATGCCTGTCTGTTTCTGAGGTAATTATTTGTAATGCCTTGGTTGGTACTTTATTTGCTCCTGAAATTCCAGATAACTCTAAGGCGCGAGTGGATAAACCATTATCTTCTTCCCAACGATAAATACCACCGTTTCTAGGATTAATTATTAAATTTTCACCATAGTTATCGTGTGTCCATAATCTAAGATTATTAGTATCAGATAATGTAGTTGCAGAACCCCAAGAGCCAGCACCCCAGGTTCCAACACCCCAACCTGTAGATTGTACATAAACGTCAAGACCAGAATTTATTTGATATACAGCATCAGTAGCAGAACCACCGTTACCAGAATCACTAGAGTTTGCTGTGACTGTAGCACCGTCTGTATCTTTAGCTGTAATTTCGTAAGTGTTTGTGCCTGTAACTAGACTAATTTGATATTCTTGATTTAAAACTGAGGCAATTACATTACCTCCTAAAGATGCTGCACTTGAAAAAGTAACAAAGTCACCAGTTACAGCACCATGACTTGCGTCTGTAACTGTAATTGTTGAGGAACCATTGGTAGCTGCAAATGTAGCCGCATTAGTTGTTGTTGTTCTTATTGGTGTAATGTCATTGTAGGTGCCACCTTCCTCTATGTAATATTTATTAGTAGTTCCAACACCTAAGTATTTTCTACCACCTAATGAAATCCAAGAATGTAAAGCTCTAGCAGAGCCTACTGTGTTTGAGCTTGTAAGTTTTTCCCAGCCACCTATTTTTTCAACACGACCTTTTCGGAACCGAATTTTATCGCCGTCTACCCAACCACCTTCATTAGAGTAGTCGGTTTCTTCCTTATTTATTCCAGGTTTAAAATTTAACTTCGTTAGAGGCATTATTAGATTCTAACATATACACAACCATGTTAAGCCAATCTAATTATGGCTCCTGTGGCTGTAGCGCTTGGAAATACTATTGTAAAATCTCCAGCGGTTGAAGTTTTATCACCACCAAAATCTATCGCACACACAGCTTTATCTGATTGTGTATCGTTATAAATTAAACAGCCTCTTGCTGTTACCGTTGCATTACTAAAAGTTAAGTCTGCAAAGTCACAAACTGCTGTGGTGCCTGATGTTGTAGGTGTAACACTCGTTAGTGCACTACCGCCAGCCGTATAATTAGTACCAGTAGCTTGTCCTGTAGTGACATAAGCTGTTGTACCTGCACCTAAAGTAGCAGATGAAGTGTACAAGGCCAGTTTAAAAGAATTGCCGCTTGTAGCGGTAAAGTTATGTGTTCCAACCAAAAGTTCTTGTTTGAAACTTGTACATATTGCTGATGTTATTGCCATTATAGCTCCCTTATAATTTCAGCCATGTCACGGTGGCCCTGTTTTTTTAATAAATTTACATAAGTCGTTTTCTTTGACTCAATTGCATTTTTTATAGTATATAAGATTACATTATAAACTTGCTTTTGAAAAGCAAGTGCTTGTTGTTTTACATGCTCTGGAGCATTGTCTGAAATATCACATATTTTTTTTGTTGCTTGTGCTGCCCAAAATTCAGGATCATGTCCTTTATTTTGTGTAGCGTGTACGTCTACTTTTCCTAAAACAAAATCGCCTTCTACACTCATCCTTTATATGGTTCTGGTGGAACTACATCCTCATTTATTTTTAAACCTAACTGTTCTAAATCTTCATTTATTTTATCGTAAGGACCTATTAAAAATTTGCCTTCATGTGGTACTGCAACTAGAGGTTTTTTTAATCTATGGAACCCATAAAGTTTTTCTGTAGCTGGAACATTTGAATCAAGCACAGTAGATCTTCCGCTAATTCCTATAAGTATATCTGCGCTCATACATTTACTTATCCAAAACTCTACACAAGCTCTTCCTGCCTCAGCAAAGTGCATGTTTTCTTTGTAAGAAAAGTCTATGCCAAACAAATCTAAACGGTCTACTTTGTTCCACAAAGCAAAAGCAATAGCATAAGCAACTGTATTATTAAGATATGCACATTTTGTATCATTACAAACTTCTTCTACAGGGTACATAACAGGATTTTTTACCCTAGAATCTAATTCACAAGTGTAAACTGGCGTTTCAGTTTCACTTAGCACACGGCACATAACCGAAGTTTGTTTGCCTGCATCTTGGGTATCGAAAAAACGACTTGCAGGATCTAACATAAATATTCTGTCACATGGGTATGTTGCTGCTGCTGAGTTTATGCACCAAACTTCATCCCAAGTTCGACCATTTTGTAATCCTATAGCAAAATCTACTTGTGATATGCCAAGACCAACGATGGCAACTTTCTTGCCTTCTAAAGATTCTATGCGCTCCACTAGCTTACGCCAGTGCGTACTGAATCGTATCTGTATTCGTCGCGAGTGCCACGACCTTCTGAAACATTTTTCATTCTTGCTACTGCCTCCTTGAATCGTGCTTCTAACTGGGCAACGACATCAGCAGGCTCTTTCAAGAAAATTGCACCTTCTACTAAGGTGCCATACAACAATGCGTCTGGATAATCCGTAGACAAAAATGTTGTGCCACTGTCACTACCGCTTGTTAAAGAAGCTGGTTTGTTTAAATAATGTAATTCTACTGTGTAATTTGAATCAGGCAAAGGAGAAATTTCAAATGCGTTTTCATCAAATAACGAGTAGTATTTTGGTTTTCCTGTTGTTGTGCCTGGCGAATATTCTTTTATAAAAGATGGATGTTTGAAATCTAAATATTCGTATGTGTTGCTATCTATAATAGCTAAACTCATAGGCGCATAAAAATCTGTTGGTGTTGCTAAAAACCGATTACTTGAGGTTAGTGTGCCTTGAACATTTTTTCTTTGTTCTGGAAGTTGAACAAAAGAAAAGATACGGTCCTCGGCTTCTTTGATGAATGTAGGTAATTGTGTAGTAAAAGTAGATTCTGAAACTTCTAAATAGTCTTGGACCGCAGTTTTAAGTGTAGCATAAGTAAAGCTCATGTTGTTACCGTTACCTCCCCAACTTCTGTACTAACAGAAAAAGTGTCTAATAGTTTACCTAATTTTCCTGTTCCAACATTAGTGTAAACCACAAAACTATCGTTATCTTCTTGTGTGTCAGGTCTAGCGTTTCTTATAGCTTGAGGATCTACAGGTGCAGGTCTAGGCATAAGTTGTGGATGTTTTGGACTCCATTGATCTGGCCCAACTAAAAGCCCATCCCATGTTTTTCTCATTTCTTTTAACTTATAGCGAAAACCTGTTATATCACAGATTCCATAAGCGCGTTTTCCTGATGCAAAAGCCATTATGCGTTATTGTAACTCCTCAAATCTGGTGATACTTTAAAAGAACCTCTATCTTCATCTTGTGACATAGCCCTTTCAAACTCTTCTTCGTACACTGCTTTTAGCATGCCAGTGCGTTCTGGCGCTTTTTTTAATGAAATGTAGTAAGCAAGACCAGCAGCCAGACACGGGTAAAATCTAAATGGAAGATCTAAAGTGTTAGCACCAGCATCAGCATCATCCATCCTTGTCAAGACATTCATATAAATTGTATAAGTGCTTGACTTGTCTGGTGCTGGCCAAACAGATATGGTAGGCGTGGTTTGCTTATTTATAAAAAACTGATTTGGTTTTCCTGTA